GGGATGGTGCTGCGGATTCTGAAAAATCCGGTCTACATCGGCGTGTTGGAGCAGGGGCGCGTGACCACCCCCAGCTACCGGGTGAAGCGGCTGGTGGTGAAGCCCCGTGAGGAATGGGCGGTGGTGGAAAACTGCCACGAGGCCATTATTGACCGCTACGACTTTGAGACGATCCAGAAGGTGCTTGCCTTGGACACCCGCACCAGCGTCAGCGGCAGGGCGGTGGAACTGTTTTCCGGTATGGTGAACTGTGGCGAGTGCGGCGGGGCCATGATCCGCAAGACGGTTTCCTCCGGCAAGAAGAAGTATGTCTATTACGTCTGCGCCGCCCACAAGAACGAAAAGAGCTGCTTTGCTCACTCCCTGCGGGTGGAGGTGCTGAACGAGATTGTATTGGAGGCTTTGAAAAAGCACATTCAAGACGTGATCGACCTCTCTGACCTGCTGGAACTGACCGACACGGCCCAGCTTCAGCAGGCAGGAATGCGGAAACTGCAAGGCCGTTTGGAGAAGAAGCGGGAAGAAATCGACCGCAATCAGGCCCTTTTGCGCTCCCTCTATGAAAGCCTTGCTGACGGCGTGATCGACAGGAACGAATACCAGGACTTAAAAAAGACCTACTCCCGCCGCCGCGCCGAGGCAGAGGAACAGGCCGAGGCCATTCAAGAGGAAATGAGCCGGGAAATGAGCAATCTCTCTGAAGGCCGGGACTGGATAGAGCAGTTTCGCAAGTACCAGAACATTGACGCTCTGGACCGCACGATGATTGTTTCTTTGATTGAGCGCATTCTGATTTTCCGTGATCGCAAGGTTGAGATTGTCTACCGCTGGCACGATGAATTTCAGTGGCAGGTAGATTTGCTCCGGCAAGCAGCCCTTCCTGGAAGGGAGGCGGTCTGAGGTGGCGAGGACGAAACGCAAGGTCAATCCCATTCTGCCGGTAGCGGTCCCCGAAGAAAAGCCCAAGCGGGTATATCAGGCGGGCGGCTATGTCCGGCTGTCGGTGGAGGACAGCGGAAAGCCCGGAGCGGACACGATTATCAATCAGCAGGAATTGATTCAGAGCTACATTGACAGCCAGCCGGATATGCAGTTCTATGACCTCTACTGCGACAACGGACGGACAGGGACCAACTTTGACCGCCCGGAGTTCGAGCGGCTGATGGAGGATGTGCGGGCTGGGAAAGTGGACTGCATTGTGGTCAAGGATTTATCCCGGTTTGGCCGCAACTATCGGGAAACCGGCAACTATCTGGAACGGATTTTCCCACTTCTGGATGTGCGGTTTATTGCTGTCAACGATAATTTTGATACGCTGACTGCCGAACGGTCCCAGGACGGCTATATTGTGCCGCTGAAAAATATCATCAACGAGGTTTACAGCAAAGACATTTCCAGGAAGCTGCTGCCCGTATTCGCGGCAAAACAGCGGAACGGGGAGTTTATCGGAACCTGGGCGATTTACGGCTATCAGAAATGCGCTGACGATCATCACCGGATTGAGCCGGACCCGGAGACTGCGCCGGTGGTCCGGGAAATGTTTCAATGGCGGTTCTCCGGCATGAGCTATCAGAGCATTGCCCGGAAGCTGAACGAGCGGAACGTCCCTTCCCCTGGCCGGTATCACTATTTGAAGGGAAATTCAAAATCCGAACACTATGCCAACACAATTTGGAATGTATGCTCCGTTAAGAACATACTGTCCAGCGAGATTTACCTGGGACATATGGTGCAGGGAAGGAAACGATCCGGGCTTTCTGAGGGCAGAAAGACCTGCCGTGTACCAAAATCCGAGTGGGTGATCGTTCGCAATACCCATAAGCCGCTGGTGGAGGAAGAAATCTTTCAGGTGGTTCAGCAGATGGCTGAAAGAGCCAAAACCACTTACCACGAGCGGCAGGGGAAATATGACACGATGGGGACCACCCCCAATATCCTCCGAAAGCTGGTCTACTGCGCGGACTGCAAGCGGCCCTTGGTACGCTACAAAAATGTGAACAGCAGCAAGGGGATACGCTACTACGTCTATATCTGCCAGTCTCATGCCGATCATCCCGCTTCCTGCCCCAAGAAGTATTTCCATGAGACAAAGCTGATTGAAATTCTTTGGGACACCTTGCGGCGTGAGATCGCCCTGGCTGAAAATCTGGACAAGTTGGTGCGCCAGTACAGTAAATCCGCAAAGGCGGTCAGCCGTGAGGCGGAAGCCAAACGGGAGATTGCCACCGCGAAGCAGGCTTTCAGACGTGCGGAAATGCTCTATGACAGTTTGTACCAGAATTACGCCGACAAGCTGATGACTGAGCAGGAGTACACGGAGATGAAGCGGCAGTACCGCTCTGATATGGAGCGGGCGCAGGCCCGGTTGGAGGAACTGGAACAGCGGCAGAGGGACGAACGGCAGCGGACCACGGAAAACCCCTGGCTTACCGCCTGCGATCAATTCAAGGAAGAAACCGCGCTGACGGAGGCCATGGCCCACGCACTGATTGAGCGGGTGGAGATTGACGCAGAAAACCGCGTCAGCATTACGCTCCGTTACCGGGATGAGTATAATTCCCTGCTTCGGTTGTTGGCGGCAGCGGGAGAGGCGGTGCCCGTATGAGTGGCGTCACCGCAAAATATATCCGGCTGTCCGCAGAGGACAACGATTTAGGTGAAAGCGGAAAGACCGAATCCAACAGCGTCACGAACCAGAGAAACTTGCTGGATGCCGTTATCAGCCGTACCCCGGAATTGGCGGATTCCCATGTAGTCGAGTTCTGTGATGACGGATGGAGCGGCAAAAACTTCGAGCGTCCCGGCTTTCAAGCAATGATCGCCCAGGTGCGGGCGGGGAAAATCCAATGTATCGTGGTGAAGGATTTATCCCGGTTTGGCCGTGATTATCTTACAGTCGGCAACTACATTTCCAGCGTATTCCCCTTCCTGGGAGTGCGGTTTATCGCCGTCAATGATGGCTTTGACAGCATCCGGCCAGCCGATATTGACAGCCTGGAAACCTCCTTTAAGGCCCTCATATACGACCTATACAGCCGGGACCTGTCCCGGAAGGTGCGGAGCGCAAAGCGTTTCCGCGCCCAGCAGGGAGACTTTCTTTCCCCTTTTGCTCCCTATGGTTACGTCAAGGACCCGGCTGACAGAAGCCGCCTTGTGATAGACCCGGAGGCGGCGGAGACGGTGCGGCGTATTTTTCGCATGACGGCGGACGGCCAGAGGAAGGAACAGCTTGCACGGCAGCTCAACGCGGAGGGCGTACCTACTCCCATGCTTTACAAGCGGGCGGCTGGGTGTACCCGTACCAAATGGAACAACCTGTTTGACGAAAACTTTTGGACGGGCAGTCTGATTTACGGCATCCTGCGGGATGAACGCTATGTTGGCAGGATTGTCTATGGAAAGCATACTCGTGACCGGATCGGTCATGCCCATGTGGTTCGGGTTGACCGTGAGGACTGGATTGTTGTAGACGATACTCATGAGGGTATTGTTACTCAGGAAGAATTTGACCGCGCACAGGCGGCAATACGAGCCTTGGAACGTAGAGCGGTCAAACATCATAGGCATCCCTTGCAGAAGAAAATCCACTGTGGAATCTGCGGCTATGCCATGAGCCGGGTGCAGGGGTCAGCGCCGTATTTCGTGTGCCGTACTTCTCGCATGAATTCCGACTATACTTGCAGGGAGAGGATACCCGAAGCGGACATTCTGGATACTGTGTCCGAAGGGCTTCATGTGCAGGCGTTGATAGCGGTGGAACTGAGCCGGTTATGGGAGGAACAGTGCCAGGGCCGGAAAAAGGATATTACCGCCACGAGGAAAAACCTCGCGGGACTGCGGGAGAAACACCAGCGGCTTTCCCAGCAGGTCAGCGGCCTCTATGAATCCTTTGCATTGGGCGAGATCAGCAAGGCGGAATATCTCACCGCAAAAGCTGCCGCCGCAAAACAGCGGGATGATGCCGCTGTCCAGATCACCGAGTTGGAGGCCGCACTGGAGAATATGGACACGGACGGCAGCTTGCGGAACGGTTTTGTCTCTGCTTTTGGGAAGTATCTGGAGGTGGAGGAAATTACCGATGAGATTGTGGCGGATGTTTTGAAAGAGGTCCGCATCCACCCTGGTGGGCGAATTGAAACCATCTGGAATTACCGGGACGAGTTGAAAAAACTGATACTTGATTTGCAAGGAGATCATCAGAATGGAGAATAAAAGAGCCTGGATTTATTGCAGGGTCGCACACCCTGACGCACACGCGCTGGCGGCTCAACAGGCCAGTCTGGAGGCATATGCGGAAGTACATGGCTTTAAGATTGTGGGCACGACTGCCGAACAAGCCAGCGGATTAGACTTCTCCCGCCGGGGGCTGGCCGAGGTTTCCGGCGCGGTGGCCGCTGGGGACATTGACCTTCTGCTGGTAGCAAACCTCTCCCGCTTGGGGCGGGATGTTGGAAGGACGGACGCTTATCTGCGCTGGCTGGAAGATCAGTTTGTTGAGGTGGTCTGTGCTGACGGCGCTGTGCCACAGACGGCCACCGAGATACTGCGTGAGTTGGTGAACACAAGCAGGACAGATTACAGATAGTCCCAAGCAGGGGCCTCTCCATCCAAGAACTTGGACGGAGAGGCCCTTAATCCGTATAAAATTGGGGTGAAATACCATGGATATTAGATTTGCCGATACGACAGAAGCCGCCTATCAGGACCGGGTTTGCAGTATCCTCGCATCACTCAGCCTAATGGTAGACGCTCAAAAACATTCGGGAGATTGTAACGGAAATCTCCGGTGGCTGTACCGACGTGAAATGGAGTACCATTACAGACGAGCGGTTTTTGAAGCCCTTCGGCTGCTGGGTATTCTGATTCACGACACCGGCATTGTAAATGAAACAAACCTGAACCGACTTTGCGAGAACGGGCACACCGCGCTGGAAGATTTAATTAGCAGATATGCCAAGTGTTTTGATACTGAGGTCGAGTAGTCCCGCAGTTGAAACCATTCGGAAGTGTTCATAGTTTATTTACATTTAATTTTTGTTCCGTGCTTGACATTGGCGGACAAGGGTTACAGTGGTAAGAATACGGACAGGCCCCAGTTTCAAATGCTGGTGGAGGACATCAAGCGCGGGCTGATCGCTAGGGTAGTTGTTTACAAACTCGACCGCATCAGTCGTTCCATTCTGGACTTCGCAAACATGATGGCGCTGTTTCAGGAGTACAATGTGGAATTTATTTCTTCCACGGAGAAGTTCGACACGTCCACGCCGATGGGCCGGGCGATGCTGAACATCTGCATTGTGTTCGCGCAGTTGGAGCGAGAGACTATCCAGAAGCGCGTGCAGGACGCATGGTACGCCAGGTGTCAGCGAGGTTTCAAAATGGGCGGACGTGCGCCCTACGGTTTTCGGACGGAGCCTATCATTATTGACGGCATCCATACCAAGAAGCTGGTGATTGACCCGACCGAGGCGGCGTTCGTTCGCAAGATGT